TTCAATCTAGTTTTGTTATCCCTAACTTGTTTTGAAATAAAATATAACAAACCAATAACAATAACAATCAAAACAATTAACAAACCCATTAAATATGTTTCCATTTTAATAAATTACTATAAAATAATAAGACGATTCAAACCAGCCCCTTTTAGAAAAAGGGGCTTTCCCCAAAAGTTTACTGATTTCAAAAAAATTAAAAACAATTTTGCCAAGAATTATTTACTGATTCTATATGAATATTGAAGTTATTTACTCATCCTAATTTATTTGGTAGTTTTATTCTTTTTCTTTTTTTTTTTTATTTATAATTTTGACTGTTTTAGATGTTTCTATAGCTTCTTCTATAATATCGTCATCGAAATCGTTATCTTTTAACAATTCAAGTGCTATATACTGTTCTGAAAATCCCTTCTTCAATTTATAATTAAATACAATTCCACCTTTTTCATCCCTATCTACTTCAAATTTGTAATTCTTAATTCTTCCCTTTGTCTTCTTCTCTAATCTAGCTAATTTAGTATAATGAGTTGTAACTATAAACAATGACTTTTTATATTTAGACATCTTATTCAAAATTGCAAATGCACCGGAGAAACCCTCTACATAATTCGTCGAAGAAAACAATTCATCCATGATAACAAAAGACAACTCATCACTCTCCTTTATCTTCTTAATATAATCCTTACTCCTAATCATCTCAGTCTCGAAAAGCGAAGCAGTTCCCTTAATATCCGGAATATGTAAATAAGTATCAATAAGTCTAAAAGGCGTCATCATTAACTCCTTCGAAGCCGACAATCCTAAAGTTTGAGACAACAACAAATTAATAGTAATGCTCTTGATAAATGTTGATTTTCCTGCAGCATTTGGCCCAGTAATTATCATGTTGCTCTTCATTTTAACATCATTTACAACTGGATTTTTATCAATAAATGGATTCCATATTTCCTTACAATCTATTAAAGGTTTCTTCTCACTCTTATCAAAATTAGTAAATGAATAATTATTCATACACAAAACATTATTCGAATTAATCATATCTACTAAACCAACATATCTCATCATATTTATCATCCGATGTTTAACATCATTGAATATATAATACCTACTCAAGACCCTTCCCTTATTATTAAACAACCTTGGCTTGTCCCTCAAAATAGAAACATTCAACAAATTCTTAATCACGTCCGTTTCTTTGCCTATTAAATTTGCATTAACTTGATAATATTCTAGAGGATCTATCCCATCACACAAAGTCGATATTTTATAAGTTTCGTCAATAAAAGTATTAACGGCGTTCATTTTGGAGTGTATAAGGTTGACTATTTTATTTATAGTTCTTGAGAGGTTAATAGTGGAGTAAATACTTTGTATATAGAGAAGGAACCAAATTGTTGAGGTGACATAACCAAGAATTTTGATTTTTCTGGGATCTTTGATAAAAAATCTGAACATATTGCTTTTGAAGAAGTTGGTAAAAGTATTAAAAACTAAGCTGAGGAATTTTCTAGGGGTAAGAAATTCTCTGATCTCTTTTGGAAGTTTTCTTCTAAAAACTAAAAACAAAATCAAAGGTAAAATCATTGCACTTAGTGGTGTTAAAACTGTAATAAGTGGTGCAATGAAGATTTTATAAACATTATTGAGTGTGAGGAGAATCTCTTTGCTGTTAAGGAATCCATCTATTTTGGATATACCTGTATAATTGAGGAAGATTATGTTTTGGAATACATCGATATGTTTTTTATGCCGATTATCCCAGAACCAAACAACATCATTTTGGACTTCTCTTATTTTGTCGAGGGACTTTTCGATTTCTCTTATTTTATTGTAACCTAAACTTATATATTTCTTTTGGACAGATTGTCTTCCTTTGAGAAGTTTGATATCATATAGAGGTTTTTGTAAAGTATATTTGAGATAGTTGTTACCTAATTCTGTTTTAGTTTTATTTATTTTTTTATAGATAGTGTTATCTAATTTGTTATCATTGTCTACAAAGAATTCTAGATCATTAAATACTCTTTCATTTATTTTGACCGTTTTCTTTTCATCAAATTTTATGTCAAGGAGTGCGCCGAAAATTTCGTTACAAGATACTTTATGTTCATCAATAAGTTGTAATCTGTCATCTAATGTTAACTCTTCCTCTTTTTTTTCATTGACATTTTTTGGTTTCTTTTTTTTGATAAAGTTCATGACATAATCCATTAAAATTCGCTACAGAATAATTGGAATTAAAAAACGCAAAAAAATATATCTGATATTATATTATATCATAATGGCTGTTTTTGACATAAGATTACCAAACAAAAAATACGTCGAAACTGTTAGAGGTGTCTATAAATACACTGTTATTCTTGTCCTGTTCCAGATTTTATCTTCTTTCTGTAAAAAAGGAAAAACTGTTAACTTTGGATTCAGTGGAGATATTTTGAACGAAAACTTCTTAAACACTTTATGTCTAATCCTAATTGCATACTTAGGATACATGCTTATATTCCAAGAACTCATAAGTATCAACTAAAAGTTAATTTTTTAAATCTAATTTAAAGTATAATGAGTTCATTAAGCTATGGCAGATTAACAGAACAAGATGAAAATGGTAAAATCATTGATGCAATTTCTAGTAACAAAATTTGTTACCCAATGTCAAATAAGATGTGGTTTAATCAAAGAGGTGGTGATATATACAGAACAATATATGTTGCTAAAGAAAAAAGATATGTTGTTGATAAATTATCATGGAATCATCTTAATACAAGTTATCTTAGTAAATAAAAAAAATAGTATAATATATTATATGAAGAATCTTTCGAATAAAGTCCAAAGATTGGTAAATGAGACTCAAGAGAACTATGATTTAAGAATCCTATTTATTGAGTTAAATAAGCCTAAAACAGCGAAAGACTTGAATTCAATAATAATGTATAGTAAAATATTCATTAATATTATAACTTTAGGATGTCGTTATGAAGCTAAAGTTGAAAAGGCGCTTAATAAGAATAGTAACAAAGTAAAAGCTTTGATTAAGAAGAATATTCATTATATAGTTTAACATGTAATGTTAAACATGTAATGTTAATTGTTTAATGTCTAAAAATATTTCTTATGGAGACTTTTCCATTACATTTGTATCCGAGAATACTATATCTAACGAAGAAATAGATTAAGTACAATCCAGGAAATAAGAATGCAATGAGAACATAAACTAATCTTGTAGCCTCGTTTTCGTGTCTATTACATTGATATGCGATATATGCTGCACCACATGAAATGATTAAGGAAATAAGGATATTTATAACGGAGAATTTTGGTTTGAAAACATCTTCATTGTTTTCAACTTTGTCTCTAATATTTGGAATATTATCAAGTAAAAATGTTTCAATCATGAGTCTTTATAGATTTATATTAGAAAATAAATTTAATCTAACATCTATATATAAATGATAGCATTCATGGCTTTTGTTTTTGTTTTATTATTTTTATTTATTATTTTATATTTAAACAATGAGTCTTTTGACAAATTTATTGGTAATAATGTTCATGAACATTTTGGTATTCAATGTCAAGACGAATCGAACACAACTGATTTTTGTGCTTGGAATGTGAACGATAAGACTTGCTATTGTACATATCAACCTGGTTTGACCAGAACTAATTTCCCACAGAATCCATCTTGTTGTGATAAAAGTTGTGCCGAACTTTCTGAAGAAGAATGTAACTTGATGCCCAACCCACAATACAACAATATCGATTATTATTGTCCAATTGATGGACAATGTAAAAAATTTATTGGAAAAACTGTTAATAATATGATTTCGGCAAATACCTGTGGATATGATAAACTAAATTATCAAACAATTTATCCTTTTTTGACTAAATCAGATTGTGAAGAATTTTTAGACCCATGTGGACTAAATAACAATGATAATTATTCCGTAAGTGAACAAAGAAACAGTTGTTTAAACAAAGAATTCTGTGGTTGGTGTACAAACGATCAAGGTGTTGGACAATGTATTTCTGGTACAGCTTCAGGTCCAATAAATATTTATAAATATAATTTCTGTCAATTAAATAATAATGGAACTATAAATTCATATATTCATAAAGGCCCATCATATGATAGTTAAAAAAAATGATTTTAATTTTGACTCATTATAAATTATTGAAAAAATAAATATCGGTGTAATATGAATATAAATAAGATGAACGAATCAACTATATATAAATTGGGGATTTTACCTTTTTGGTCAGGTTTATTTGAATTTTATAGACGTAATAATAAAAAATGTACTTCGTTAGCCTCTAATATATTTTTGTCAAGATATGCTTAAAATAGAAAATCCTAAAAACAACGAATGGAACATGCTTTTGAATCAAATAAAAAAAGATTCTATTAAATTAAATAGACTCAAAAAATATTCAAATATATTAAGTTACTCTAAAATAATACCTATTTCTTTATTGTGTGGAATATACATATTATATTAATTCTTTATGTTTAGTAATTACAGAATAATCTTTTATAAAATATATGATAAAAGGAGTAATATTTTTTATTATATTATTTGCTATAATTTTTGTTATTTATTATTTTTATGAACGGATAAATAGTGTACTTCGAATTGATATTATTATTAAATATTTGATTATTATTCTTTGTGTAGTAGGAATGGTTTTTCCAATGTTTAATAATAATCTTGATAATTTATCAAGTAAAGCCAGTATTTATAGTTTTTTGACTAAAAAGTATACAACAAATAAACAGGCGGAATAAAATCTATTCTAAAAGTATAATTGATGAGTAATAACAACAATTCATCTGTTAGATTAAATTCAACAAACTTAACGAATGGTCAAGCAACACAGTTATATTTCAAAAGAATGTATGAATTAACAAAAGAATATCTTAAAAGAAGAAATGGAAGATTGAAAGCTTGGTGGAACTCATATACTTTTTTCCAAAAGTTAATATTAATTCTCATTTTTGTTGGAATCCCCGTTATGATTTTCCTTTTTTGGGTTGGTAGATTAACGGTACAAAGTTTAAATAGGAACTTAGGAGCAAATTATTCCTGTTTGGACATAACTAGTGATTTACCATTTATTGGTGTTGTTAGTAATGATGTAACTTACCAGAGTTTACTAACTCAATATTTGACAACCTGTTATCCATCAATGTTGAATAATGGTTCGTTAAATTACAAGATTCAACACAATTATTTAACAAATGAGGTTGATGGTGAGTATACCTATAGTATGTGGTTGTACATAAATGGAAATGAGAGTGGAGTATATAGTTATTTCAAACATGTTTTGATGAATTTGTTGAAGACTAATACGACAATTTCTGATAATTATAGTTGGTCAAAATATAGATATAAGCATTTTAAGAATGTATTTGTTAGGGGAGATTCACCACAAGATACTGATAATTTGAATAGTATAAAGCAATATCCGGGTTTGTGGTTGGGTCCTGAGTTGACTAATTTGTATGTTGTTTTCAGTAATGGAACGAATAGTGAGAGTTATCTTTTGGAAAATTTGGAATTGAATAAGTGGATAAATATTACTGTAACTATTAATAATAATACTGTTTCAATATTTAGGAATGGTGAGTTAGAGATAACTGGAATGATCAGTGGAAATCTTTATGTGAATAACATAGGGAATAAGAATTTATATTTTATGGGTGATCCGGTTCTTGGTTCAACTAATCAAGGGTTTCCAGGTTTTATGAATTATTTCAATTTTTATAATTCAGTGCTAACTCCAATTGAGATAAAAACTTTATATACAAATTATTTGCCATTAATATCAAAATATATGAAAAAGAGTATAAGTTACAGTATTGAAACGGCACCAACTGTTAATATAATATCTGAAACTCAATCTTTTGATGAAACTGTGGATGTTTATTAATATTAGAAATAATGTTTCAAAAATAATCTTATTATAGAATATACTATGAGTTCAAATTCAGCAAATGCCTCCACTGGCAATAGCTCAAAATCTACTGCTGGAAAAGCAATGAAAGCAATGAACAGTTACAAACAAAGTAGCACTGGTGTAAAAGTTGTTATTTGGATTGTTATTGTTCTTATTTTAGTTTTGTTAATCTGGTGGATTGTTTATGCAGTTCAAAAGACAAGTCAAGAGAATTCACAAAATCCAGTAATTATAGATTCAACAATTGACGCATGGGTCACAAGACCATCTGTTAGTTTACCAATGCCATCATCCGGATACAACTACTCATACAGTATGTGGTTCTACGTAAGAGATTGGGATTACAGATTTGGGAAATGGAAGAATATTATGTGGAAGGGCAACCAATCCAAACCGAGACACAGTCCAAGTATCTGGTTATATCCATTAACCAATTCTATTAAGGTTGTCACTTCAACAACTGGATCAAACTCATTGACATCTTGTGATATTGAAAACATTCCATTACAGAAATGGGTACACATGGTCTACGTTTTGAATAACAGATCCGTTGACATTTACATCAATGGTAAATTAGAGAGAACATGTATTTTACAAGGAATCCCTGTTAACCAGAAGAATGATAAATTAACAATTAATTACAATAGTGGATTCTACGGTAAGATGGGTAAATTCCAATACTTCACATCAACATTAAGTCCAGAACAGATCACTAAATTATATGTTTCTGGTCCAAGCGGTTCAACTGGTTTGACAGGAAGCATGTTTAATAATGGACAGATCAAGGAAAGTGATAGAGTCTCAAGTAGTAGTTAATTTTGCTTCCCAGTAGCAGTTGATTTTGTTAATAGTTTAATTTTGCTCATTAATCTTTAGAAAATATATCTGATTAATATATATATAACTTAATGTCTACTAATCAGAATAGTGCAGACACATCAAATACTAATAGTGGCAATAATAAAGGTGGAAATGTTTTTTCAACAATTGTAAAGATCGTTGTCATTGCAATTGTAGTTTTACTCATTATTTACTTTTGTTACAAGATTGTTACTGATTTTATTAGCACAAATAACAATTCACCTTACTTTATTCAAAGTATAGCAGATGGTAATACACCTTTATTAGTTAGTGGTGATAAATTACCACCATCAGAAGACGCTAAATTTGGAACAGAATTCACATATTCATTCTGGATTTATGTTAAAGACAGTAACTTTACAACAAGTTCTGGTTCATCAAGTTCTAGTTGTAGTGTAAACAGCCCAATGAAGAATATTTTTGTTAAAGGAAGTACAGATTACTCAAGTGATCATCTCCCATTATTACAAGCACCAGGTGTTTGGTTATATCCTGATGATAATAAGATGGCAATCTTCATGAATACATTCAATAATTACGCTGAAAGATGTGATATTGGTAACATTCCAGTTAATAAGTGGGTTCACATTACCATTATGTTGATTGGACACAGTTTAGATGTTTATGTAAACTGTAATCTTAAGAAAAGATGTAAATTAAGTGGAGTCCCAAAACAAAACTATGAAGATTTAAGAATTTCATATTGGGGTGGATTCAACGGATACTTATCCAGATTCAGATACTACAACTACGCTCTTGAACCATACCAAATCAGTCAGATTTGCGGCATTGGTCCAGCAAGCACTGATGAATTAACAAACAATCAAACAGCTCCGCCATATTTGGCAAAGGATTACTGGACAACAACCGGTTTCCCAAAAGCACAAAATCCTTAATAACCACAAAGTGGTTTCATATTTCTTAATTGATCATCAACTTTCTTTTTCAAATTAGTAATAAAATATGTCAAAATGAAACTTAAATTAGAGATAACATCCTTTTTCTCCACACTGTAATCTCTAATATTGGATAAACACTCATCAATTGTGAACCAACCGATATCGCCAATTTCCATAACTTGTTTTTCATTATTTTTATTCACTACTGGCACTTTATCAGTTAATGATTGAGCAATATAATATCTATTCTTATATTTAACCTTATTACTTCCCATAAATAATTCATTTATAGGATTCATTTTCAAAACTATATATTCACCATTTTTGAAATCAGTTTCTTCTTCAAACTCTCTTTTGGCACAATCAATATCAACTTCAGTTAATTCTTTTTTACCTTTTGGAAATCCCCATTCTGGTTGTTCATAGTTTCTTCCTGATACATCAATCAATTCTTTAAGAGTAATTATACTTTTGTTATTATAAATATTAACTTCATATCCAGATTTAACTTTGTTGAATCTTATTTTAGATTCTTCATATTCACCAGAGTAGTTTTTAGCTTTGTTTTTTGAATTAATATTCCATAATGTACTCCAATTATAATCGAAGTCGTTGTTAATTAAGTCATCTTTTTCACTATTTGTCATTAATCTCATAGTGTTCAAGAT